AAGTTGCCGGCAAAGGCGGCCGCCTGCGCTTTGGTCAGGCCGAAATCGCGCATCATGTCGGACATCAGACGCTGACCGACATCGGGAGTGGCTTTTTCCTGCACCATGCTTTCTGGCGCTTCCTGATCGTAGGAATGATACGCTTCCCGGAGCCAATTAGGGGCGTTGGCACCCTTGCCACCTTTGCCCCAAACAGCCTCGTTGCCATAGCCGATGTGCATGCTTCCCGGCTGCATGTAGCCCGGACCAGCACCAATTCCGGTGACACCATTGCGACGTGCACGCCGAACGATTTCCGTGAAGATCGGGAGATCGGCTTCGTTGGCCCAGTCCAGGCGGCGGCCGTCCTTATAGAAGAAGACGTCGCCGGAACCGCCGTGGTCGTGACGGTGCGAGCCGGTCCGGTCGACACCATGCACACCATGGGACGGCTGGCCACCGGAGAACACTTCCATTGTGACACCGAGCTCCGGAAGGAAGCTCATTGCGTCAACGAGATCGGTTTTGAGGGGCTGGCTCCGGATGGCACCTTGATTTTTATAGACCAGCCAGTCTTGCGGTTGAGGGGCTTTCGTGAGGGGATTGGCCTTGACCGGTTCGGGCGCGGTCAGGTTATCGGCTCCGAGAACAGAGACGTTTTCCCAATTAATTTTGGTGGGGTCGAAGGCCATGACGTGCGATCTCACTTGCTGAGAGGGGCACGTCCTGCGCCCGAAATTAACTTTGGCGGATATTAGCGGCTTGAAATGACCACTAAAAGAATTAATTTTGGTGCATATGCATCAACGCACAGGTGAACCAAAATGTCAGATCAAGAAAAGGTTGCGACAACCGTCCGTTTGGAGAAAAGATACGCTGAAGCCATTGATCAGTTCCGGCGGGAGCAGGAGGATCTTCCTACACTGCCTCAGGCAATCAACCGCATTCTGAATGATTGGCTGATTGGGAATGGCTATCTGCCCATGGAGGAAGAGAAAGATGCTGTCGAGGGCGCTGAATAACACATTGGCGCGCGCTGCTATCGCAGCTGGCCTTGCACTCGTTTCCACAGTCCCAGCAACTGCGCTGACGATAACGCGCGGCGCCTGGACAGATAGCAGCACGGCATTGTTCCTTGACGGAGACTTCGAACAGGGAGACGCAGCCGCTGTCCGCAAGGCAATCCGGGAGAGCCGGGGCGCGCTGGTTGTCGCTGTGCTCAATTCACCCGGTGGCAATCTCGCCGAGGCTCTCAGGGTTGGCCGGTTGCTGAAGGACGCAGGAGCCAGCACCTTCGTTCCATCGTGGGCGACATGTGCGTCTGCCTGCTTCTATGCATATGCCGGTGGCAAGACCAGATACGTAGGAGAGGGGGCCCGGATCGGGGTTCACCAATTCTCCTATACTGAAGCTGCGCTTGAGGACGCCAACACCACGGTACGGGATGCGCAGGAACTCACCGCGGAAATCAATCTCTATCTGATGTCCACCGGCGTCAGCCCAATGGTTGGAACGCTCGCCGGTACCGTGCCGCCGAATGAAATGCTCTTTTTCGATTATGAAGACCTGCAGGTGCTCGGCATCGTCACGTCGTATTCGGAGGATTCCGGAGCGTGGGCGAGTGCCAGGGCAGCATCATTATCGGGTGGTGAACCTGTTGTGCGGTTCACGAAAGACCCCTCCAGCATAGACTGGTGCAATGTCCCGGTGTTTTCGGCCGACGGCACCTTTAAGAAAGATCCGTCGACCTGCTCGAATTGATTTAGCGCGGGCGCTGGATTTGGACAGGAACGCCAACAGCCGCATCGCGTTTGATGGCCGGTCGGCGGCTTGGCCCAGCTGAGATACCGGGGCTTTCCTGATCACGCAGACCACGTCGGATTGAAGCTGGCCATGCTCTTTCCGGAACGCCGGCAGATTTCAGCGTTGCGGCCGCACGATGCACATCACCGGTTTTGCGCATTTCCTCTTCTGCACTGGTCACTGCATCGACAAGCTTCATGTTCTCACGCGCTGGCGTCTCCGATGGCGCCGTGGTGGAGCCGGGGCCGGCAGTAGGTGCGGGCACACCGCCGATACCTTCCATAGGCGGGAGATCGTTTTTCACGATCGAGCCGTCTGAACCCGGAGCCTGTTCCTGCTCACGTGCCCGTGGCGGGTTCACCCGTTCACCGGTGTTCTGGTCCACAATTACACCTGGTGCCGAGGGTGCGCTTTCTTTGGCACCTTTGGTGTCTTCGGTCTGATCGTCACCGAAATAGGATGCGAACTTCTTGCGGCGGCCGGGGGCGATGCGTTCTTTCGCATACTTGTTGATCAGCCGCTCGCGCTCGCTGTCCTCCATGTCCTTGAATGCGAGTTCGTCACCGGCAAGACCGCCGTCATACTGTTTCTCAAGCGATTTGATCGCGTCCGCTCTTATCTCCTGCGCCTCTTTCTCGAGATCCTTCGATTCCTTCGACTGCTGCGTCTGCCATTCGGCGGCAGCTTGCGGGTTGAAGTGTCTGGTGAAGAAGGGCAGGGCGTTGTTTTGCGGCACGAACGCTTCACCACCCGAGGACTTCACATAGAAGCCCGGGCCCTGCGTCGGGTGGTTCGTGTACTCGAAGTGATAGTCTCCGGACGGGCCATAGCCGTCGAGCCCGGAAAGGTCGTTGCCAAGCTTCGCAGCGGTTTCGTAATCACCGGCATTCAGGGCGGCGCCGATCGAGGCGAAGAGCTTGGTTCCCTTCTTCGCCTCATCCTTTTCGGACCAATCCTTGATTGCCCGCGCTTTGTCGAGTTCGCCATTCTCCATGTAGAGGGCTTCCTGCCGCCTCATCATGTAGTTGTAGGCGTCATCGGAGAGGACGTCGCCGAACTTGGCTTTGGCGTCCGCCGTGATCTGCTTCACCTGGTCACGGCGCGCATTGGCCTGACGGGTTTCGCGCAGCTTGATGCCGAGCTGCGCACTCCGCTGGAAGGAGTCGACGAATGCGCCGAGGCCGATTCCGAAAGACATTGACGTGTTTCCTTCTATGCAGCCATCGAGAGGCCGACCTGCTCACCGTTTTCACGGGGCGGTGTCTTTGCCTTGGTCTTACGCCGCGTTGGCGTGACACCGACGGCGGCCGCGATCTTGTCGACCTTCTTGTCGAGCTCACCGATCGCAGCATGGTGCAGACCGAGCATGTCCTGGACGGCGATTTTCTTGCCATCACCCATGCCTGTGGCTTCCTGCATATCCTGCGCCATTGGCCCGACGTGTTTCTCGCCGCCGCCGTCGCCCATTCCGGGCTTGTACTCGTAGGTCGACGCCGGGGAATCCTCGACGGCCTTGAGGGCTTCGCCTTCCGGTACCTTCTTCTTGTCCGTCTTGGTGTTTTCGTCGGACATGAAGAACAGGCCGGCCAGCCCGCCAAGGGCAGAGCCAATACCGGCGGCCTGCTGGCCTGCGATCTGCTGTTGCGTCTGCCAGATACCCACTTGGGTATCGTACTGGTTCTGGAGCGTCTGAGCCTGCCCCTGATACCCCTGCATTGCCCCCTGGAAGCCCGCATTGGCAATCCCTGTTGCCGAGTTGGAAAGGGACTGGTTGTTCTGAGCAGCTGCAACGCCGGAACCCAGCGTATTGATACCGAGACTGGCCGCATTGCCGGAGTTGGAGACACCCGAGTTTCCGGCGTTCAGGCCCACCGCGGCAGCGTTCGAAGACTGCGCCGGCAGACCGCGACCAAGGTTTGCAACGTCGGCCTTGAGGGCAAGCCCCGTGCTTTCGACCTGTTTACGGGCATTGTTCTGCGCACCGGCAGAACCGAGAGCCGTGCCAAGATCGTTCGCGCGGCTGACACCTGCGAACCGGCCAGAGTTGGGATTGACGCCAAGGCTTGCAGCTTCGCGCTGTGATGCTTCCCGGGCCTGAGCCGATGCGGCCTGCACGTCGGCCTTGGCTTCCGCTGCTTCCGCTGCTCGGCGCTCGGGTGTGTCATAGTTCGTGGCCTGATCGACGAAGCTATCTTCGACAGGCTGAAACACCTCCTTGTATCGCGCGCGATCTTCTCGCGCATACTTCAGGCTGTCATCGGCAAACTCGAGCTGCTTCGCAGTCGTCTGTTTGGCGAGCCCGACCTGTTGTTCGGAAAGTTTCAGCTGGCGGTCGGTGACCTGCTTGGTGAGCTTGTCGAGCTCGGCCTGGCGTTGGGTGGATACCTTGAAGGCGTCTTGCGTGAATTTGAGCCAGTCTTCACCGGTTTCAGCCTGCTTGAGTGCGGCGCGGCCGATATTCGGATCCGGATCCGGCGCGGATGGCGCTGACTTGCCCATTGGACGTTCTCCTACTACGGGAGAGCACGTCCTGCGCTCGTTGCCATCCTTCAATACCAGAGATTTCGTCCGAGCGGAAGGTTTCGGCGGCTTCGGGGAGCCACCGGCATTCCGATTTCAGCATGCCAAAGAGAAGCAATCCTTCCCCTTTCGGCCCAGCTTTGCGGAGATACCCCTCCAGGCGCCAGCCGAACCTTTGACTGAACCGCAGGCTTTCCTCATTGAGCTCGGAAACCATCGCCGTGATGCGGGTAAAACCCAGCTGCCGGAAAGGATAGGCCATTGCGACAACGGCAAAGCTTCTGGTCATCCAGCTGCGAGATCCATCGGAGACGACATGGACCATGCAGTCGTTTTCACTCCATCGATCGTAAACGACCACAGCCACGAGTTCTCCGTCTCTGGCATGGCCGATTGCTCGAGCATCACTGGCGAACACAAACCCGGGGTAGGTTTCCCGCATCTTGGTTTCAGCCCATGTGATCAACGTGGGCTGCGGATGATATTCGAAGGTCGAGGCCATCGGTCTTACTGTTCGTCCTCTGCGACCTGGTCGGAAGGCTGCTCGATGCCGGATCGCTCGAACGCTTCCGGGCTTACGTGAGAGGATACCGACACGCGGAATCCTGCAGCCTCCAGATCCTTCTTCGCTTGGTCCGCATAAGTGGAATAGAGCCGCCACTGAATATCGCGCTCACCTGTGATCAGGTCGATGCCGCGCCCTATGTGGGTGGCTGGGTATTGCACCATCACGCTGTCTGCCATTGCGTCCATATGGGAGGCATTTGAATTGCGGATCTGGTAGTAGGCGAAGATGTTTACGGTGTTGCCCATTGGACCGGCTCCTGAAGGTGGCGGCCCCGGTCAAGCTGGGAGGAGGATGCCTGCCGGGGCCTTTCATCAGCTGGGAGGAGGATGCTGATCTTTGAACGGTAACCGCAAAGAGGGATGGATACAATCGAAAATGGTCACTATAGTGGATACTTGTATCAGCTATGGAGACGGGAATGCACATCTGCATCGACTTCGACGGCACGATCGTCGATCACAAGTACCCGGAAATTGGCGAGCCTGTGCCTTACGCGCTCGAGTTCATGAAAGAGTGGATGAGCAAAGGCGGCAAGCTGATCCTGTTCACCATGCGCGACGGCTTCCACCTCGACGATGCGCAGTTCTACCTGGAGCGGAACGGGATCGAGCTCTACGGCATTAACAGGAATCCGGATCAGGATGCCTGGACGCAGAGCCCGAAAGCCTACGGGCAAGTCTATATCGACGATGCGGCCTTTGGTTGCCCACTGATCACTTCCGCTAGGTTCAATCGGCCGGTTGTCGATTGGAGCGTGGTTGGTCCGGAGGTTTCGCGCATGCTGGACGAACGGGCACAAGCCAATGGGTAGGATGTGTCCGCTTCCCCCGGCATGCCCTGAGCCCTATTACAACGGCGGTGCCGTTCACGGGAAATCACTGGATAGTGACTTGGTGGAACGCGCGTGGCGCGCTGAAAAAGCCCGCTTGGATAGACGACGTGAACAGGCAGAAGAGCATGCAAGGCAATGGTGGAATTTACTTGTGTTCGGGCTTTACGTCACGGCGAGCGGCGTGGTCGGTGTGCTGGTGACGATGGTGTATTTCATCCATCTACTTGAGCCCGGGCCTTTCAGGACCGGTGGTTGGTTCTGAAAGTCAGATAACCCGGGCCTGCAATGCAAGCATCACCGCGTAGAGCCGCCGGTGGATCATCGCGACATCGTCGACAAGAGCATCAAACTCCGCCTTGGTCGGCGCGCTGCCGGCTGCGGCGGCTGACTGCAGTTTTTTGTCCAGCTGGAAGATAGCCGCAAGATCCCTGATCAGGACGGCGGCTTCCTCCTGGTTCTTCGGGAGCTCGCCGGCCAGTCGCTCGACATTCTCGGTAAGGCGTCTCAGTTCAAGATCGTTCATCCCACCACCTGCATCAGGTCGGCCATTGTGTGGGCGATGACAATCTGCTCAATGCTCGATCGCCCCTGTGCGGCAACCTCCCATTTCCGCGCCTTGAACCCGGAGGGCAACCGAACCGGCTTGTTCGCGACGTTCACAGTCTTCACCACGTTGCCATCGGCGAACACCGAAACCTCAATGCCCGTGGCCTGCTTTGGCAGAGGTGCGAGAATGTCGCCTCCAAGCGCATAGGCGTTCATTTCGTGCGAGTTAATTTCGCCGTTGAGCGAGCCCGCGGCAATGAGGGCTTCGTTCGCGGACTGAACAGCTGCGATCTCCGCATCGATCATTGCGACCTCTGCCGGCGACAGAGCGTTTGCCGCATCGACCTGGATGACGCCAAAGTTCGTTGGCGCCTGCATCGCAAACTCTTTCGAACGCCAGTAATAAATCGCGCGCGCACCGGTCGGCGGGTCAAGCTCGAGAATGTCGTCGGTACCATAGCCGAGGTAATAGAGCTTGCTGGTTTCAAGGTCGTACCAGACAGCCGTCGCCCGGGCACTGGACCGGAGCAGGAACGGCGTTCCGCTGACATCGATGAAAATTGCGCCGGCAACGATTTTGTTCTGGCTGTCCGTCGTGTCGTAGAACATGACGTACCGGCCGAACATCTGCCCCGCGATCGCGGTTTGTGGCGAAAGCGCCTGCCAGCTGTCTCGATCGAACAGGTTGGCGGTTACCAAGCGCGCTTGGCCATCACCCGCGATCACAACAAGCCCATCGCTCGACGGATAGGCAATGGCATAACCGAGGTCGACGACGGCTCGGGAGTTGATGCAGGGCAAGTTCTGCTCGATCTTGTCCATGCGCATCGACGAGGGATGCGAACCCTGCACAACGTAAGGCAATCCGGACGTCATGACGATCAACACACTGCCGACCGCGCCGAGGGCAACGATCGGATAGTCTGTCGTCAGCACATACTTCTCCGGCCAGGCATGGGGCCGCCATGGCTCACTGAAATACAGGTCGCGACCGACAAATGCCGCCATGATGCCGTTTGGCAGAGTGGTAAGCCCTGACAAGCCATCGGGTGGCGCATTCCAGTTTGCGGATGGAAGCGGCTCATTGAACCCATCAATGGCGACGTTGTCGGCGAAGTCGCTGGTCGAGGCGGCCCGTTCGGCGACAAAATAGAAGTAGGTACCGACGTCACCGGTCTGGGATCGGTAGATGCGCTGCTTTGTAATGTTCCGGCCGGTCGGTGTCGCTTCGAATCCGCTCAAGGTCACGGTGATGCCGGACTGCCAGTCAACTTCGCCGCTCGCCGGTGAGGGTTCCGATTCCTCGCCAAAGTCAGTGACCCAAGTGTAGACGTAGATCCGCGTTTGCACGGCACCGGTACCGCTTCCGGAAGTGGCTGTGGAAAGTGCGGTTGACGGAGGTGCGAGGGCGAGCGGATAAACGGTGTCGTCGACACGCATTTTGGGGGCACCGTCACCGGTATAATAAAGCCGGTCATCCGCAACAGGGCCAGGTGCGGCATGCACCTCGTTTACAAAGGATAGCCAGTCGCCATCGAATTTGATGATCGTCTTGTGGTTTGCCGCGCCGGCGTTAGCTGTTTGCACAGGCGAGCGCATTGCGGTCAGGGCGCCATCATTAAGTCTCACGTCAACCGCGCTCTGAGCTGCCGTGTCAGGCAATAGCCGAGGCTTAATCAGCGGCTGTTCGCCTGTGAAGGCTGTGAGTTTGATGGCGCCCATGTTTAACCTGTTAACCGTTGCTAGGCCGGTGTCGGCCAGTGACTGTCATCTTCGAGATCGTCGGGAATGCCAGCTTCGTAAGGGGAGGCGCCATCCTTCATTGCCCACGACCGAACCATCATTGCCTCGATCCACGAGAAGCCCTTGTCCGCCAGTTCGACCATTTGTAATGGCGTTAGGTTGTGGATGGAGTTTTCGCGATCGCGGAAAACGAATACCGGTGCCGTGACTCCATTTTCTGCGGCTGAAGCAGCAACAATACGGCGGGCAAGAAACACATCCTTGTCGTCCTTTGTCCCTGTTACAGGGATGCTGCCGTGTCCGGTGACGTTGATTACGGTGCCGGCAAGAATGCGTCGGTCGCGCTCGACATTCACGTCAGAGCCTGTTTTTGAAGGAGCAACGTAAGCGTTTGGCGTCTTTCCATCGATCCGGATACACTGCGTGAAATCAGGATTCCCTGGCTCAAAGGGGAATTGGCGCCCGGTGTCGGATCGTCTGCAAACCTTATGGTCTGGGTCGATGAAATCTACAGTGTATCCAGACATCAGTTGAACTCCGCGTTCGCTGTCCAGCAGTAGAGAAATCTGTGACCGTCACTCACTGAGCCGGAAGGTTTGATGTAGATTTTACTTTCCGTGCCAGCAGTATCTACATCGACATCACTGGCCAGAATGCCGTTGTAGACCTTCCCAGTTGTGCCAGTGCTGTAACTATAGGCAACGACAGTGCACGCAGCACGCATTCTCACCAATGTATTGGTGTGAAGTTGTGCGGCAGCACGAGCTGCGCTAGATGTGCCGGCTTGACTGGACACCACTTCAATCAGCGATGTTGGGTTCGCTGTACCCGGTGGTTCGTCAATATTATAAGACTTTTGAAAAAACCTCTGACACAGCTGAAGGTCTAAGTCCTTCCGGTAATTTCCGTTGGGGTCGTATTCATTAGTTGCATCACCTTCAACGAATGACACCCAGGTAACGTCATAGTTGCCCGCCTGACGAGGAGTGAGAACCATCGCTGTAGAAAGATAATCGTTTTTGTCAGTACCAAGACTTTTGGCGCTGAAAGAAGGGATGGTAACACCCCAACAACGGCGGTTGGTTGACGCATCATAGATTGTCGTCGGGCTACCGCCAGCGAAGGTCATCGCTGTGGTCACGTTGCTGGAAGGAGATCCGCCAGTACCAAAGTGTTGAACGGCCTCTGCCGCCAATGTTTCCGACCCACTCGGTCCGGACATCCAGGCAGTCAGAGTCCAATCCCCTGCCTTGATCGAAGTCACGTCTTCTATGCGTTGTTCAATCCGGAGCGTCCCAGAAGTAGGCGCGGAACTGAAGGCGTATCGCATCACGAAGCGCTCGCCACCAGGCGCAAATGCAGCGTTCAAGCCGAGCTGAACTCGGGAAACCGTAACGGTTTGATTGGTGCCGTTCGTTATCAGGAAGCGATCGAATACATAAGCGGAAGACGCAGCAGGTATTGCGATACTTCCTCGCTGGATGTAGACGCCACCTGGATTAATGATCCTGTTGCGGGCTCCTGAGATTGGTGTTGATTTTGGATAAAAACTCTCTTCGAGGGTTTCCTTCAGCGCCGCCCACGTCATTTTTTTCAGCGCATTGCTTGCAGCGCTGTCGAGCAGACCGAAAAGGTCTGCGTCCACTGGAGTAGCCTTACTTGCTGCATTTGCGATGGCATCTGTCAGAACCGCATTTTTCAGCGTCTGCCACGTAACCTTCTTCATGACGTAGTTTGCGGCACTGTCAACGAGGCCGACCAAGTCCGCGTCCACCGGAGCAGTTTTGGCGGATGCATCGGTGACGGCCGCTTCAGGAATGCTGAGCGCGCCGCCAGCGGTGAGACGCAAATCGACACGAGAACCAGCATCGAACGCCTGTGCAGTCGTTCCTTCTTGTCCGCGTGTAACCGTCAACACAGCCCCAGTACGGGCGGTCACCCGCATGATTTCCATGTTGCCGCTGGAATCGATGACCGTGATCGGGAACCATTCGTCGGTCGACAGGGAAGGAAACAGCGCAGCATCGCCAGACTGGACCGACAGGGACGTAGCCACATCGGTGATGCTGGATGCCAGGGTGCTTACTGCGTTGTTGCTTAGCTTCACGCCCATATCAGCAGTTCCTTATTTTCAGCTTTGCGCAGTGTTCTTTGATGCGGCCTTGATCGGTGGTGGCCCGAACGGTGAGGGTGCCGCTTTCGCCGGCGGTACCGCCATTGATCCAGACCTTCACCGTTGTGCTTGAGACGTCGGTTTGATCGGCGACGGCAGTGAGGCCGGTACCGATCGTCGCGACGGCCGAAACAAGGCTGTCTCCATCGGGTAACCACCGGTAAAAGTCGAAATCGAAGTCCAGCCGTTCGTCGGGGTCTTTTTCGAAAATGGCTCTGCTCACGCCACGCTCCTGCGGTCAGAGGATATGTCTGCGTCCGGCTGTGCTGGCACGTCGACGCGGCGGCGTTCATCCGGTATCTGAGTGGAACGGCGATCTGCATGCAGCGCAGCAGTCCGTGAGTGCGGCGCGGCTTGCCTGAAACGCCAGAAGAGCGTGCCGGAGCCATTGAGCTCGATCGAGGACGTTGCTTCCGCCAGGGCTCGCCGCACCAGTGTGGCGTCGTGGTTGAACACGATCGCAGCGGCGGCGGCCGGAAGCGCACGCCGCACAAGCGTGGCTGAAGAGCCGAGGCTGACCTGGTCGTTGGCGCTCGCAAATGCCTTGCGAACCAGCGGAGCCGAATGCGCGAGCACGATCGCATCAGCGGCTGCAACATCAAGCACGATACTGCCGCCGTTGAGCGGCTGAGCGTTCAATTCAGATCCGTTGAGAGCGCCGCGGGAAAACATGGTCAGGTCACCGACAGATCGAGCTCGCCGATCTTCCAAACAGCTTCATCGGTCGGGAACAGGGTTTTCGATGCGGTCAGCGCGCCATACCAAAGCAGGTTGCCGGCGGTCGAAGCATCCCAGATACCGAAATGGGTGACGGTGATGTTCGATCCGCCGTTGTGCGCAGGAAAGAGGATTTCCTTGGCGTTGTCGGTAGCTTTGGCGGCAGCCGCACCGAAACCAGTGCCAACGGCGGCACCTTGCGCGGGATCCTGTCGGGCATATGCCGGCCAGTCGCCGGTGGATACCTCGTTCGCGCCTGTCAGTCCGGGATCAGCAGTGTGCAGAGAGAGGTAGACCCGCGCCGGCGCCGAGAATGCGACACCGCGCAGGAGCAGATTGAGAAGCGCGTTTCCGGAGTAGGTCGAAGCTGGCATCGGGCGGCTTTCCCCTTACGGGTCAAGCACGTCCTGCGCTTCGTTGAGATTTGACCGCACTATAGCTGCGACGGCCTCTGCAAGCAACGATCAGAAGTAGCTGGCTTTGGTGCGCGGCCGTGCTTTGAACTGGGTTCGCTGTGCCGTAATCGCGATGTTGTCTAGGCCAGTGTTGAACTCACCGGTCAGGTAAGCGCCAAGCTGCGGGTTCGTGTACTCGGTTTCGGGCAGGACCAAAATCATGCCGGCCGCACCTTTCGCGATGAGCTCCGAGTGATCCTCGACAAGGAAGTCGGGGAGCGTGAAGGCGTTCCGGGCCGGGAGTAGGATCAAGCGAACGTCAAGCACGCCGGTGTCCTTGGGCAGCACCATGACAGTGTTCGGTTTGATCTGCGTGACGAACCGACCTGGTGCAGCGGTTTCGTCGAAGTCGTATTTCCAACGGGGATATTTCTTGTCCAGCCACTGGGGGGTGACCGGTTCCAAGACATACTTGCCGCCGTCGGAGTTGGTGAGCTGCGCGGATTCGACTTCGAGGATGATGGCGTCTTGGATCGTGGAGATACCTTCGCCTTCATCGTCACCGGTAATCGTGATCTGCTCCCATTCCGCCCAGAACTTTGCGCGCTTGCAAAGCTCCCGGGCGGCTTGGCGGATAAAACGCAGCGCGACAGGCTCCGGTACGCTTCTGGCGTGAACCATGACTTCGGGGAGAAGCTCTTCAACGTCCATCATTGTCAGCGCTCCCGGTTCGGCGACGTGACGCGCTCGACCTGGATCTTCAGGCCAACGGCGGTTGCGAAGTTCTGATAGTGGACGGCTGCGCGGCCAACGTTGGCGGCGACGTCATCCTTCAGCTGTGCCCGGTAACAGACATAATCCGTCAGCGGACCAAGATAGATGTCCTGCAGGCCGATCTCGGTGTCGTATGACGCGATCGCATCGACGTCACCGGTGGCGACGATGTCAGCGGGGAGGGCGGAGACAACCGCCTCGACCTTGCCGGTACCGTCATTGCCCGGGTAGGTGTAGAACTCTAGCGGGTTTTCCTCGTCGAACGTGTACTGCCGCACTTCTTTCCGGAAACGGACATACCTGGTGTCGTGCCAGTTCGGTTCCTGAACATCGAGCATCGTGCGGTCCGTCGGGCGGATCGCTCTGCCAGCCACCCTGGGCGGTCCTTCGGATGTGATGTTGCGAGTGACAGATAGGATCCGGAGAGGCTTCGGGGTGCCGGCTTGCGGTACCACCTGAAGCGTTCCCGCTTGCAGCGTGACGACGATGCTTCGGGAATAGGCAGAGGGCTTTGCGAGGATCACAGCCTTGACGGCCTCGTTCACCCACTTCCGCATTTCTGGGAGCGTCCAGCGGTCGAAACCCTCGTCGAGTAGGAGGGTTCCGGCCGCTTCCATGATTTCCCGCCCGGTAGGCATAGGTTAGCCTTCCGCTTTCTCGGCAGCCTG